CCTCCTCTTACAAGACCATCATCAAATGAAGTGAATTTAAGAGTTGGTTGTTCTGGTTTTTGAGTATATGTAACATTATTAGGATTAGAAAATGATCCATTACTATTAACAGAGTTATAGTATGGAGCCAAATTAGACCAAGCACTATTTAGGTTTGAAAAAGGCATTAGTATCTTCCTTCTTTAGGTCCTTTATTTTTATATACACCACCTAAAGCAGGGTAGAAAGGTCTACCAGCAAAAGCATCAGGTACTGAAATTGGAGGTTGAGAAGCAGGTACAAATACTGTAAATCTTCCTTTACCATATCTTCTACCAGTTAATAAGTCTTGAGATGCTTGTAATATATTATTTTGAGCTCTAGCTTGAATATCTGATGTAGTCATTTGTTCTACACTTTCAAAAGATGGTTGAGTTTTACCTTGTAATCCTAGTCCACTTAATGGTAATCTTTTTTCAAGTACAAATCCAGTACCTGTAGCTGAATTAAAAGTAGGACCAGAGTTAGTTGTACCTGAAATTCTAGTATATTCTTTAGGGGTAACACCACCTAAATCTAAACCAGAAGGTGCTACTTTAACTCTATTTGGAGCTTGACCATATGTTCTTCCAAGAGTCATATCTTGAGAAGAAACTATTTTATTATTTTTAGATAAGGCTTGAATATTTGATGAAGTACGTTGCCCTTCATTTTCAAAGTTAGGTCCTGGTTGTCCTTTTAAACCTAATAAGCCTGTTTTTAATTTATCAAATAATGCCATGATGTTATTGTTTTATATAAATATGTTAAGCGAATGAACTATTAGCACCGTTTTGGCTAGAATATGTATTCCATTTACCAATGGTTTCATTAGTAACATTTAATTCAATAGGTCTAACAGACATTTGTTCTAATGCTTCTTGTGTTCGTTTTTGAGCTTCATCTCTAGCAACTTTATTAGCTTCTTCTTTTTCTCTAGTGGCTTGCATTTCACTTACTAAACTACTAACACCACCAATTAATCCACCGATAATAGCCCCAGCAGCTGTTCCAAGACCTGGTATGACAGAGCCCATAGCAGCTCCAGTTAAAGCACCAGAAGCAGCTCCTCCTACTGTGCTTACAGCTGTTTTTCCACCTCCTGTGTCCATATTTGAAGCAATAGCTGAAGTAGCTAATCCAACACCCATACCAGCTAAACCTAATCCTAAGCCACCTCCACCAAATCCACCACCAGTTCCTGCTTTATATTGTTTAAAAGCAGCAGCTCGCTGGGTGGGAGTCATTCCTTTTCCAGCAGTAGATGTTTGGAATTGATTCCAATTCATCATTCCACCAGGAGCCATACCAGCACCTCCCATTCCTTGATTTAAAACATATTGGTAACCAGGATTAATACGACTACCAGGTGCACCTAACATTCCTTTTAATCCGCCAGCCATTAATCTAGCTACACCTAATATAGCTGGAAAACCTAATAATAATGCTCCTAAAGCACTACCTAATTTTCCGCCAGTCATTTCTCTAAATGTTTTAACTATTGATAAAACACTTTCAAGAGCACCTTTTATCATTAAACCAAATTCTTTACCTGGTCCTGCTACTATTTGTTGTAATACAGATTGTATTTGTTTGAATGTATCTCTTTGTAGGTCAGCTAAACTTCTTTGTTCAAGATCCTTTTCAATAGACTCAGATAAAGTCATGTTATTGGCTTTAGCATAATCTAATTTTTCTTGAGCTGATTTAGCTCCTGCTGCTGCAAATTTAGCTTCAATTTCTTGTTTGCGAAGCATATCACCCATTTCAGAGGCACTCATTCCAAAGGCTTCAGCATACGCTTGTCTTTGGAGTGTATTCATTCTTTCAAATTTATGAATATTACCAACTTGAGTAGTTATTTCACTCATTAATTTAGAAGTATCTCCTGATAACGCTGCTGATCTAGCTTTTTCTAGATTAATTGCTTTACCAGTTAATAATTCAGCTTTAAGTTCATTTTCAATTGATGTTTCAAAGTTAAGTAATGATTCACTTACTTTATCTACTTGTTCTAATGTTAAGCCTAATTTATCAGCTTGCATTACAGCTTTAGTTAGTTCAGTAACATTACCTTTAAACCTAGTTAATATATCACCACTAACACCACTTACTTTCTTTAAAATATTCTGATATGATATAGTACCACCAACTTGAGATTTCTGAATTACAGCGGTTTTCATAACAGTGTCAAGAACTTCTTTATTAGTTTGACCTGTTGCTTGACCTAACTGGAATATTTTAGTATTTTCCTCAGCACTTATACCATATAACTCAGATAATCTAGCTGCTACACCTGCTTCTTTATTACTTATAGCTATAGATGTACCCATAGCTTCATTTAAAGCAAATCTAGCTTTTAATATTCTTTCTTCATTTAAGAAAGCGTCTTTCTGAGTGGTTAAATATAATGTAGCTGATTGATATAATTTTTCAGATTCATCTCTACTTATACCTAGTTGTTTAGCTTGGTCTGTTAGTAGTTGATCATAATTATTGAATAAATCAAATGCTTTTTTAATTATGAAAATCTGAGCTCCTATAAGAACAGTGTAGTCAAGAGCTTTACGAAACATTTGAGCAACACCTGTTGATACACCAGCTCCAAGAGCTTTGAAAGAACTACCTGTTTGGGCTGCTTTTTCATTTATAGCTGTAACTATTTCTTCAGCCTCAACTAATTGACCAACAATAGGTATTTTAGTTAATCCAGTGAATATATCACCTATTACACCAGCTGTTTGCTCTATTTTTTTAGCTTCAGCGTATTGTTCTCTAAGTTTTTTTAACTGTATATCACTAGCTGCTATAGCATCCTCTTTCCATCTTATTTCTTCTTGAGATAACTTACCAATTTCTAATGTTAATAATTTAAATGTTTCTCTAGTTTTATTCTGTTCCTGTAATGCTTTAGCAATTTGATTTTGTACTTCTTTAGATTTTAAAGCACCACGACTTATAGCTTCCTGGTTTGCAGCTATTGTAAAATAATCTTTAGAGGAACTTTTAAGAGATTTAGCTATATCTTTATAATAATCCTTAGCTGTTAATTCAACTTCTTTACCAATTTTTTGTTGTAACTTTAATTGTTCAGTTAGATTATTAGCTATCGAAACAAGAGTATTGTTCGTGACTTTTAATTCGTCATTTAAGTTTTGTTGATTCTGTATATCTTGTGGGTCAGCCATTTAAACTAGTTTATGCTGCGTATAAATATGAAAGCGCCTATTTTTTAGGCGCTTTTGCTGTGAATGCAAAATCTGGTACTGGAGGTGGTGGCGGTTTTTTGCTAGACTGTGCGGGTTGTTCTTTACCGTTACTAAATTTAAATTTATTATCCATTTCTTCCTGTTGCTTTTGAGCAGTTTCAGAAATTTTTTGGATATAATAATGCCTATATCTCACTGGTAGATTATAAACCTCATCGTGAGTCCATCCACCATTACCATGATAACAAAGTAAAAATATTTCTTCTAATAATATTTTTTTATAAGCCGGCGTCAGGCCAAAAAAAGTTAACCCCGATTGGTAAGTCAACGCCCTCCAATACGTCACCATTAGCTTTAACAACATCAACTTTCATATTAACATCTGGAGTTATTTTGTTAGTATATTCACGTAATGCTTTAACATCTCTAGCTAACATGTTATCAGCGAATTCTCTAATAGTAGCTGATTCTCTATCTCCATTAACTGCTATAATCATATGTTTCAAACGAGTTGTAACATCATAAGAACCATTAGCGTTAATTTTTTTCATTCCGCTAATTTCTTTATCTATTTTAGCATCATCACCATGTGTTAATAACTTAAATGTGATTGTAGCTTTAGAAAAAGGTAATTGAAATTCAAATTCATTTTTACCTCTAGTAAATAATGATTCATCAATTGGTTTAGCTTCAATTGATGTTAGATCAGATTTAGCTTTTTCACTAACACCTGTATTAGGATCAGTGTAAATAAACTCATAATCTTTACCATAACCTAAAATACGAGCTGCTACTAAAATAGCATTTTTATCACCATTCAATAATTCATTGTAATCAACTCCTGGTGTTACAATCATTGATTGTAATAATTTATCAATAACAGTACCTTGACGAATAAAATTAGCGTTAGATAGAATATCTTCTTCTTTAGCTGTCATGTACTTCATTTCAACAACACCTGAGGATAATGGTGATGATTCTGGGTAGATTAATCCTTTAGAAGGTAAATCAATTTGTTCAGTAGGGTACTTAAACTTTTGTTCCATAACGTTTATATTGTTTTTATATATATAAATATACAAAGATAAAAGAAGTCATCCTTTCGGATGACTTTCTTATTAAATATATGGATGAACGGTCAATAATTGAGAATACAATAATCCATTGCTATTGTTAAGCTGATTGAAACATACGCTTCGTTAGCCCAATCGTATTCACCAAAGTTAGCTTCTTTAACAAAAGAACCTTTAACGATCCACTCACCAACTACATCACCAACAGGACCTAAAATGTCTAAACGTAAATCTTTTTTATAGAAATCACTATAGCCATCACGTCCAGTTACTGATTCGTGAGCCAAACGAGCCCATTCCATTACAGCTTGAGCGCCACTTGGAGTTACAGGATCATAAAGTTCTAAAGTCATATCATTCCAACGAACTTTACCCTTAACTTTACGGTAAACGTTGATATGATCTAATACGATTTCACCAGCGTTAAAAGACGGAGTTGAAGCTTTTCTAATTAAATATGAAGGGATACCGTCAATATACATTAAAAAGCGATTCTGAACTTTTGGTTCAAAAGCGGTGAACATAATTTCGGTAGGATCTAATACTGCCATTGTATTGTTATTTTATATAAATATTAATAGTTATTATTTTTGCGCAACTGGTTTCTTTTCAGTCTCAGCGTCTGATTGCATTTTATTTAAGTAACTCAATACCATTTTATAGTTTGGATTACTATCAAGGCCAGATAACTGAGAACCTTTTTTATTCTTTAACCACAACATTAATGCTTCAATTACTCTAGAGTAATCTTTTACATTAGTTACTGCTGATGCTATTTTTGTTAAAGAAGGTCCAACGCCAGCAACCGAAGTATCGGCTGCCGCGTCGTCCTTAAATTCTTTTATTTTTTTATCTTTTATCATTTGTTATTTTTATTAACTTCCGAATTCTACACCAGTTGGTAAGATGTTGAAATCTAATAAGATAAATTCAGCTGTACGAGTTGGTTGTAAGTAAATTTGTCCTACTAATTGGTTTCTATCAATTACATCTGGAGTGTTGTTTGTATCATCCATTACTACTCTGAAAGCATATAAACCTTGTCTTTGTTGTACACTTTCTAAGTATGGAGTAACTTGAGATAAGAATCTGTTTCTTGTTACAGTTGTATTTTGTTCAAATACTAATGTCTTAGAAACATTACCAATGTAACGCTTAAGAGCAATTAATAATCTACGAACGTTAATTCTATCTAAAGCACTAGCTTTTTGTTGTAATGTCTTTTGACCAAATGCTGTAACACCTACGTTAGGGAAAGTAGCGATTGGGTTAACTTTACCAGCATATAAATTATCACGATTTGTTGGAGATAATTTTCTTTCTGCTTGAATAACACCACCTAAACCACCACGATTTAAACCAGCAGGAGCAAACCATTCAGCACTTACATTATCGTTGAAAGCATAAACACCAGCCATAATTGTTGAAGCAGGTACCCATACGTTTCTACCAGTTTCTTGAGATACAACTTGAACCCAAGGCCAATAAGCACCAGCATAGTTAGTATCTAAACCTTGTGCTTCAGTTACTGGAGTGTTGATAGTTGAACCATATGGAGTTAAATCCATAATATAGAAATGATCACCTCTTTCTTCAGCATTTGAAATATAATTTGTTTGAGCTGTAGCGTGATCAGCTTGTTGTAAACCTGGAGTGATTAGTAATTCATAGTCATAATCATCTTTATTACTTAAAATGTTACTTGCAGTAGCATAGTTAGCAACTGGAACACCTTGAGGAGCAGTAGCTGAATTAGCTTGGAATAAACTGTTTCCAATAAATGGAATGTCATTACCAATAGCACCACTAAATGCACCACCAAATGAACCACTACCTGCTTGAGGTAATGAAGCTGAATAGCTTTGGTTATTTGTATCTGTAGCAACACCACCTACATTATTGAAATATGATGGAGTATCTCTAACAGATTTAATTCTTACATAGCGGCTATTGTTTGGATAGCTACCAGATAATTGAATATAATATCCACCCATATCAACATCATAAGATACAGTTCTTGATTGATCACCAATTACTGCTGCGATATAGTTAGGTTGTAATGGATCTAAAGATACATTAGAATAAGTTTCTAAAACAACTTTAGTATTTGTATTGTCATCACCACGACGAACTAATACTGTGAAAGTACCTTGTTGTAAATTTACATTTGATACTTCCCACTTAACGTTATCTTGAGTTCCAGTAGCTAAAGCACCATTACTTAATAAAGAACTAGTGTTATTGTTCATTGTACCAACATTGATTGTTTCTAAAACAAACGATGCTGTAAATCCACTGTTACCTGGAATTCCACTTGTACTAGCAGTTGTAGCACAACTAGCTGTAGCAGCTGTATGTGAACCACTTGGTACTCTTGTCACTAAAATTGATTCACCACCTTGTAAAAAGTAGTTGTAAGCAGCGATGCTTGTTAAAAACTCATAATTAGCACCTCCGCTAATAAATGAACCACCAAATCTGTTTTTAAAGTCACTATATGAAGTAACTACAGTTGGGATATACGGTTGACCTTTAACAGTCGGACCTACTAATGCCAAACCCACAGTTGGAGGTAATTGGGTTATTTGAGATAAGTCATTCTCACGTGTTAGTACACCTGGAGAAATTAATGTTTCTTGCGCCATGTTTTGAATAGATTTTGTCTAATGATAAATATGTGAGATAATTTATAAAACGAAGAAACCCCGGCAATCACTGCCGAGGTTCTTCTATATTAACTCCTAACACCTAACAATACATATTATGAATTTACTTCACCTGTTTCAAGATTAATAGAGCCTTCACCGTATTTATCTTGTAATGTTTTAGCTATAGCTAATTCACGATCACCTAATGTTTTGCGAAATTCAAGTAAACGTGCTTTTTCAATTTCTAACTCACCTAATGATATAGCTAAGTCATTATATGAAGATCTAATATTTTTTACTTCGTCTAGCTCTTCAACTGTTAATTTTTTAACTTCACTCATTATTCAGGTTTTACAAGTTTAAAGAAAGTAACATAAACTCCTTCTGATTCTACGCTATCAAATTCAGCGAGTTTGAATTCTTTATATTCTACTTCTTTTTCTTCTTGTAAAAGAGCGTTAAATTCATTTTGGAACTCAACAAACTTAGGATTCACTTCTCTGCTAGTCACTTCACCTTCTTCGTTAGTAACGATATTGATATACATTGGAATAGAAATACCACCTTTTTCATCTTCAGTTCCGTGTTTTTTGATCAACTCTTCTTTAAGTTTTTCAACAGCGGTTTTTTCTTCAGATACTTTTTTACCTAATTCAGTCAACCAATACTTAGTTG